GCGCTAGAGATCGGTATGGCCGTCTACGGCACCGGCCTCGGACTGGTCAGCTACACGCGCACCGATGAGGATGATTTCGGCAACGTGACCCTGACCCCTCGGGGATCTCGTCGTACCGTCGATTTCGATCTTCGCATCCCTACAGATCAGATCGGCACCGCCATGCGCACGCTAGAAAGGCTGCGCGACGAGCCATCCCTCTACGTCGGCGATGCCGGCATGGACACCACCATCATCGTCGGCCGCTTCGAGCGCCTGGCGACCGTTATCGCCAACCCAGCGCTATGCGACATGACCCTAGAGGTTAGGAGTTTCCAATGACAGTACCCGTTATCACTCCGCTGCCGCCTGCGCCGACGCGGGCAGATGCGCCTAGCGATTTCACGGCCAAAGCGGACGCGTTCGTAGCCGCTCAGGTCGGGATGGTCACCGAGATCAACGATTCCGCAGCGTTCGTCGATCAACGCGCCATCGACGCCGACGCCAGCGCCCAGGCTGCTGCCGCGAGCGAGCAGGCCGTCGAGGCCGACCGCGCCGAGGTCGCCACCAATGCCGCGACCGTGGCCACGAACACCGCAACCGTGGTCGCCCGCGCCGATGAGGTAGCCACCAATGCGTTGCAGGTAGCGGCTGACGCCGATCAGGTAGCGGCTGACCGAGTGGCAGTAGACGCAGCGCTGGCATCCGTCGCTGACGGGCCAGTGACTAGCGTTAACGGCCTGACCGGGGTCGTCGACCTAACCGCCCAAATGCACGCAACCGCTCTACTTTTCTAAGGAACACGCCCATGCCCATGACATTCACCGCCCCGTTCGCTCAAACCCCGAAAACTGCTGCCGCTGTTGTCACTGCTGCCGCAGCCGTGGCCGACGACAATCCAACGAACACCGTCGAGCTGCTGACCGCAGGCGCTGACGGCGCCCTGGTCACTCGGCTGACGGCCATGCCGCGCGGGACCGTCACAGCGTCATCGCTGGTTCTGTTCCTACAGAAATCCGGGCAGACCGCGAAACGGCTGATCGACTCTGAACTGATGGCTGCGCACACCGTTGCAGCAACTACCGCGATCCCCGAAACCGTGTTCGGCAACGTGTCGGACTCGACGCCGCTGCGCCTGGAGGCGGGAGACAAACTGTTCGTCGGCAGCCAGGTAGCGCTCGCAGCCGGCATCGTCTTCGCGGCTCAGTGGATGGATTACTGATATGGGCGCGCGTGAGTTAGGGAATCCGCTGGGTAATCCGCTGGGGTTAGCACGAATCCCTGTCGGAGGCAGCGGTATAGGCTCGATCAAACTCTCATCCAGCTATGCCGTTGCCGATCACTTGCCCGCAGATGGGCGAACGCTGCTCCAAGCCGACAATCCGAAACTTTTCGCCGCTATTGGTCTGCTGAACAGAGTCTTCGGCGCCTTCTCTACCCTGTCTAATCCTATGGGTGCTAGCACGATATTTGGTAATGCCGCTGGGATGAACGGTGTCGTTATCACAGTAGCGGCAGACGGAAAATGCGCCCGCTCCACTGACGGCGGCGCTACCCAGTCGTTGATCTCGATTGGAGCTGGCGGGACTACGACTCTGAGGGGGGTTGACACAGATGGCAACGGAACCTGGATTGTTGTTGGTCATGGCGGGTTCATGGCTCGCTCAATCGACAATGGCGTGACATGGCAAGCAATCACCAGTGGGTTTGGGGCGTCCGATATTTATTCCGTCGCTTATCGGGCTGGGGTGTGGGTTGCGGGCGGCGCGTCAGGAGCCATGCGACGATCGACAGATAACGGGGCGTCATGGAGTTCAGTCAGCAGCGGGATTGCGACAAACATCTTCGCTCTTGCTTCAGATGGAATGGGTACGTGGCTGGCATGCGGTAGGTCTGGAGCGGTGTCGAGATCAGTCAACGATGCGCAAACGTGGGCTCCGGTTGCGGTCGGAGTCGGATCTATCACTCTGAACGGGGTAGCGCATGGCGATGGCCAAGGATGGTATCTGGTTGGCGACTCGGGAACAGCGCTGTTCTCTCCTGACAGCGGCTCGACCTGGCTGCCTGTTTCGTTAGGCGTCACCACTGACATTTACGATGTCGCATGCGACGCGCACGGCAATTGGCTTTTATGTGGCGGCAGTTACATTGGGTATCAAAAATCGTCGGAGAATGCTCCGACTAGTCTCAACAGTAGAAGCGGCAGGGCCATAGCGCGAGTCGGTGATGATGCATGGGTGGTTGTCGGGGGCGGATTTTATAGGGCCATCGAAGCGTATCCATATTCGATAGCAACAGAGTTCCAACTGCCTCGAATAAACGCCGGAAGTAGCCTTGTGGCACAAATAAAGGTGAGATGACATGATCAAGGTGCACGCAACAAGACTCGCCCGCGAGTCAATCCCCGAGTTCCTGCGCGGCCTAGCCCCCGAATCGCTCGCAGACTTGTCCTGGACCGATCCGCAGCTAGGCGTCTCCGACTGCGCCTGGTGGCCCGAGGAAGATCAGTCGCCAGCTCTAGGCGAGTTCGAGCGCTACGGTGACGAGACGCTGACGCCTGATCCTGAACGCCGCGTCGTGGTCGTGGTGCGTGAGGTCGTGCCGTGGAGCGCCGAGGAAATCGCTGAGCACAAGGCCCAGCGCCGCGCGGAAATGGCCCAGCAGATCGCAGCCCGCCGCTGGCAGGCCGAGGTGGCCGGTATCGACGTTGGTGGCATGCGCATCGATACCGGGCGCGACAGCCAGGCGCTCATCACCGGCGCCGCTGTATCGGCAATGCTCGACCCCGACTACAGCGTCCGCTGGAGGACGGCAGCAGGCTTTGTGGATCTCAACGCCGAACAGATCATCGGCCTGGCAAGCACTGTCCGCGCCCATGTGCAGGCGTGCTTCGACCGTGAGGCCGAATTGCTGGAGGCACTGGCGGAAGGCACGCTCACGCCGGAGATGATCGATACGGGCTGGCCTGCCTAAACGACCGCGACACCATGACCCGCTTCGGCGGGTTTTTTATTGCCTGGAGAAAACATGCGCACATCAGAAAGCGGGCTGGCCTTAATCCGCCAGTTCGAGGGGCTGCGCCTGCGCGCTTATCGCGATGCTGTCGGCGTTGGCGTTATGTACTTGCCATCTTTGTCTCGCGGTTGTGGTTGACGCCTCTTGAACATCGGCCAAGTTGCAGCCTCTTCCTCTGTCCATCCGTCATGGATTCTTGTTGAGTAGGCGGAATTAGTTATTCCGTTCTCAAGAGCTATATGCCGCCACAGGCGACCATCTTCACGCTTTCGGACAAAGCGTCTGTTTGCTGCTTGCGTGGCGGCATCAGCCCAAGTGCAGTTATCCGGAGAGTAGCCAGCATTCACATCGATTCTTTCTATTGAAAGGTGTTCGTCATATCCGCTGGCATGAGCCCATGACATGAACTGATCAAAACCCTGCCACTCTTGGCATACGGTTATTCCGCGCGCCCCATAGTCCTCGTTGGCTGGGTCTGCGCATCTGGCCTTCATGTTCTGCCAAATGTAATACAGGCGAGTCTTTGATAGGCCGTGACTCCGGTTTAGTTCTCCGATGCGAGATTTTCCTATGCATCCACACGATTTCGACTTTCCCTGACGAAGATCAGCACCAATAACCTCCCGCTCCGTGCCGCAACGGCACTTCGCGACCCATGTCGCGGCGCCACCCTTTAGGTTCCCAGCTCTTCTTATAACGGTCCATTCGCCAAATTGCATTCCGGTCATGTCGATAAGTCGCGGGTTCTTGCTCATAAAAGTACACCGACTCGGTAGAAGTAAAAATAGGATACGGCACAATGAAAGCAAGTCAAGACGCTCTAGATATCATTAAGAAGTTTGAAGGGTTCAGCGAAAAGGCATACCCAGACCCCGCTCATGGGTGGAGGGTTCCAACTATCGGCTACGGCACCACGCGCGGCGTGAAGATGGGGCAGGAGATAAGCAAGGAGCGCGCCGATGAACTGCTGCGCGAGGACGTGGCGCGCTTCGATGGCTATATCGAGGCGCTGGTGAGGGTGCCGCTAACGCAGGGCCAATGGGACGCGCTGTCGAGCTTCGTCTACAACCTCGGGCCGGGCGCGTTGGAGAAATCCACGCTGCTGCGCCTGCTGAATGCGGGCGACTACTCCGGCGCTGCGGCTCAATTCGACCGCTGGGTCTACGCCTCGGGCAAGAGGCTATCCGGGCTCGTCAAACGCCGCGCTGCTGAGCGGGCACTATTCGAAGGGAAAACACCATGCGCCTGATCGCCACCGCTCTGCTGCTGCTCACCCTGCAGGGCTGCACCGTCATCCAGTCCGCCCAATACGCCGTTGCCCGCTACTGCATGCTGCCCGAGCCGGCCCGCAGCGCAAACCGTGAGGCCGTCGCCCTTGCTATGGCTCCGCACCGCATCAGCATCGTGTGTGCTGGGGGTGGCCAATGAGCGAGGCATGGTTCTCCGGTGCGCTGGACCTGCGCGCCTACAAGCCGGGCGAGTGGGTGCTGCTCGAACCGTTCCGGTATCACGCGCGCGATGGCCGGGAATTCACCGTGCCGCGCTGGTTCATCACCGATCTGGCCTCGATACCATGGCTGGTTGATCCGCTGTTTGACTCGGTAGAGCATAGAGCCGCCGGGGTGATTCACGATTGGCTTTATGCATCTCAGCAGGTCAGCCGCGCCGAAGCCGACGAACTGTTCCGCGAGATGCTGGAAACCCTCGGCGTCGGAGTCATCAAGCGCAACCTGATGTACTCCGGGCTGCGCGTGGGCGGCTGGTATCGGTATGGCCAGTGCGACGGCGGGCCGAAAGATGAGGACTTCGCATGGGAGTTCATGAACTCGGCAGAGCGTGAGGCGTACCGGATCAGGTTTATCGAGAAGGGGGATTGGGTTGCCCGGACGGGCTAGGACGGTAGACCGGGACTCCGGCCTCCTGTGCTGCGGTGATCATGTCGCGAGTGCCTGGGCCGACCGCGTCGAAGGCGACTACGCCGTCTGGCTTCAGTTCGAGCATCTGCCTGTTCCGGATCGGCCCGGCGCGCTTGCCGTGCTTCTCCCATTCTGCCCGGCAGCGGGTGAGGGTGACGCCACGATTGAGCGCCCACTCTCGTGCCCAGCGATCAGCGCCGGGCGCTTCGCCTTGGATCACCTCGACAATCGTCCTGAGCGAATGGATGCGGTCCAGCGTAGCGAAAACGAACGCCCGGTCGGCGTAGTCGCGGCCTCCGCAGACGATGATTCGGACGGGCATCATGCCTCCCTTGCTGTCTAATACTAGGTCGGAGTTCCGCGTGTTTTCTGGCCTGTAGAGGCGCTATGTAACGGTTGTATTTTAGACAGCTAATCGCTGAGGCGCTGATTCTGCGCGGCCTGCGGCATGATTCTTACACTACTGCTGCATTACAGGCGTGTGCTTTAAATCGCTTTGCATTCAAGTACTTACGGAATTTGCGTCTATTTGGTCCTGCCGCTGTCCAATACGTTGCAGGTTCTTTGCATATTTGAGCATGGTGAGCAGCACCTCGTCTCCCCAGGTGTTCATGGCAATGTTTGCCGCCAGGCATACGACTCGGCAGTTATCGGCGGTGTAACCTCGCTCGTTGTCTATGCGATCGATGCTTGGCGCGAACGGCTTTCTTCCGTCGCGAGACAGGACTTCGAGGGACAGCGGAACGCCAGTTACTGAACACCGATACTTGCATTCCTTGAGCTTTTGAAGCGTCTCTTCAGGAGTGAGAGTGAACTCTCGGATCCTCCCTCTGCCTTTGGCATTCTGCCTGGCTCGGGCAAGCACATTGGTCATGTAAGAATCGATGGCGCTTCTGCGTGAGCCCCGTTCCTTTGCCAATCCGCACGGTCTTTTTGATCCGCCATAAGGCACCATTCCGTCGACGAACCCGAACCTCAAGAAAAGCTGCTCGTTAATTCCGCGAGGGTCTTTTGTAAGGAAATGCCAGGTCCCGTCTTTCACTAGATAGTAAGAGCCGTGCTTCAAATATACGCACCGGGGTAGGGCTCGGGTCATATGGTCTTCCTCTTTATATTTGAAGGCATACGCGGCGCCTGGGCGATCTTGGGCAACCGGCCGCGCAGGTAGCGAGCGGTCATCCTGGCGTCCGTGTGGCCGCCGAGCGTCTGCGCATTCTTGCCTTCCCGATCGGCATCGGTGAGCGACTTCGCGCGTATGTCGTGGATCTTCACGTCATGGATGCCAGTCTTCTCGCGCAGCGCCTGAAACGCTTCCTTGACTGTCTCATAGCTGACCGGCTTCCCGGTGCGCGAGCAGAACAGAGTCAGCGTGCGGACCTTGCGCGGCAGAGCCTTGGCTCGATCGATTACGGCCTGCAGGTCTGGCGTCATGGCCACGATCAGCTTGGCGCCTGTCTTCTCCTGCACGAACGACACACCCTCTTCGCTGATGTCTGCCAGGCGGATGGCAATCACGTCCCCGATGCGCTGGCCGGTCAGGTAGCACATTTCGAGGATTGATCGAATGTAGGGGCTTGCTGCGTTGAGCAGCGCGGAAAACTCTGCATCGGTGATGTATCGATCGCGCCGGCCCTCAGCATGACGCGCGATGCCAATGCACGGATTTGAGTCGACCTCTTGCCACTCGAGCGCGTAGCCGAACACGATGCGCAGGAACGACAGGATCCGGTTGCACATGTTTGGCGTGTCGGCCAGGTCCATCTTCACCGCGGCGACGTGCTTTGGCAGCACCTGGTCCGGCTCGAACTCGGCGAAGATCTTCTTCAGCTTCTCGGCCGCTGCCTCGTACTGCTTGGCGGTGTTCTCGCTGATACTCTTGCGGTGATGGGCGAGTGCTCGATCAATCAGCCCTGGCATGCCGCCCTGCTTCCCTGCCGCGATGCGCTTGGCGTAGATCAGCAGAGCCTCCTGCAGATCCGCGCTCAGTCGCTCCCACTTCCCATTGCGAACCAGGTAGTACGCTCCGTGCTTCTGGTACATGCACGCCGGCAGGTGCCGGTCCTTCTTCCTCGGGCGCATGCTCGTGTCCTCAGCCCGTCAGCCTAAGCTGCGGTTCCTTCTTCGATGATCTGACGGCTCCAAGTCGCGACAATACAACGTCGCGCAGCACCTTGGGATGCCCGTCACCGCCAACTACGAACCCGAACCGCTCAGCCGTCAGCCAGGCAATCTGCTTGCTGGGCTTCTGGTAGCCGGTCAGGTCCGCCACTTCCTGCGGAGTCATGAACATCCCTCACCCCCTCACCGTTACGCCGGCTGCTATCGCCTTGTCTGTGTGCATGTCTATCTCCTATCCGGCTAGTTCGTCCGCTCGGCGGTTCTGTTTTAGGTACCGCAAGCGCTTGGCTCGCAGCGACCGCTTATGAATTAAGCAGATCAGCGGGAATGACAGTGGGCTGGTGATGAGCAGCAGAACGCCAAGGGCAATGCCAAGGAGCGCCTCGCCAATTCGCCATATGACGTCAGCCAGTTCCGATGCGATAGCCCGATAGTCCGGATCGCCAAGTGCGCGCAGCCAGCCGAGGAACACTAGGCGCGCAACGCTGCGATAGTCGGGCTCAAACTTCTTCTTTGTGTCCCATGGTCTAGCCATGTCTATCTCCTGCTGCGTGTGGGGCTAGGCGTTGGCGTCCTGTATGTCTTCTTCCGTGAGCACGTACTCGGTCACGTCTGTTATCCGGTAGAAGGTTGTGTGGCAGTGGCGATTCACCCAATCGCTCAGCATCGCTTCGAGCTCTGCCTTCGCCTCGGCCGTCACGCATGGAAAGTCCTCGGCGTGCTCGCCGAAGTTGTCGTAAGCGCGTTCGCCCATCATTTCGAGAACGTCATCTGCACTGATAAAGGCAGTGGCTGGCGGGGTTACTCCTGTGCCGAAGTAAACCGTGTCCCCTGCCTTTAGCTCATCATTGCCAGCAAGCAAATCGCTGAGGCAGTCGCAGTTCCAGTCTTCTTCGTTATCAGACCAGTACGTCGGGTTTTCAGTAGTCATGGCAAATCCTCCCCGCCGACTCTCGCCGGCAGGCTGTGTGTTTGGGTGGGGTTAGGGTGGGCGATACCTGACGCGGGGTCAGAGTGTCAGTCGTCCGGCCACGCCATGCAGAATGCATCGGCACATCCGCACTCTGGCGCCGCGCACTCCGGCCGATCTTTGTTGAGCAGCATGTCGTAGGCCAGTGCAGCCACGCGACCGAACTGCTCAGCGCGCATTTCCTCCTGAAACCCGTCTGGATGCGGCGTGCCGGTGACGTGCCCAATCTCATGAGCCAGCATGTGCAGCACGCGGCCTTTATCAGTATCAGGCGCTGCCCAGGCGTGGATGCAGCTACTCAGCGTGTCCACAAAGGCCCAGCATCCCTGCGCGCGCATGCCTTCGATGTCACTTCCAGGCTCCATCACCACCTCGTTGCCGTTATCGTCTAGGCCGCAGATTTCGCTATCGGCAAGAAGTTCGTCGTATGTCATGCCCTCTCCGATCGCCACCGGCTCCCACATTGCGCGATGCACGTCCTCCGGGCTCTCGTACCAACGGATGGACATTTCTGGAGGGTTAGGATCAATGCTCCGTTCCATTCACGCCTCCTTCGCAGCCATGGCGGCATAGGCCTTACGGAGTACGTCACCCTCAAACGGGCTGAGCGCTTCGATAAGCTCAACGCACCCCGGCAGCGCGTCAGCCATGCGGGCTACGTTCCTAACCATCTCTGGAAAGTCCGAGCCTCCTACTAGCTGCCGCACATCGTGCAGGTATCCCATTGCGGTGCGGTCATTCGCCTGAGCCTCGGCCAGCTGGCTTTGCAGCCTATCCCGCTCGGCGGTCACGGCTGACAGGGCGGTCTGCGCGATTGGGGCGGCAACGTGTGTCTCGGCCAGAATCCGATAGCGGCCGCTGCATTTAGGGCAGGCCGCTCCCATCACGTTCTCTTTGCCGCAGTCAGGGCACTGATCCTCAACCGGGCTCGGCCCGCTCCAGTCACACATCGCGCACGTCGCGTCTGTCTGGTGAGCGTCGTTAATGCCGACATGACCGCAGTCCGTGCACTCGCGGCACTCAACGTATGCAGGCTGCTGCTCGGCCTGCGCGGGGCGGGCGTACAGCTCGTAGACGGGCCAGCCTTTGCCACGCCAGCGGTCAGCCACCTCGCGGTCGTATGTGGTAGCGGACTTGTCTGTCAGGTGGTCATCGGTGTGCCAGCCGACTGGCTGATGCTCATCCTCCGCCGGCGCTTGCTCTACTGCCGCCTGCCCATCCCTGAACCCCTGCGCTGCGGCTGTGGCCATGTCGACGGCGGTGAAGGTGTCGGTGGGCTCGGCCTGCTGGGATAGGGCGGCGAGGCGGGCTAATGCATTGTGCAATTCCGTGGCCATATCGCTGATTTGCTCTGGGGTCATACGAGCGTAAATTGCCAGATGTGCCTGGTGCTCGCGGGCATAGCGTTCGTGTAGCGTTTCGTCGTGGTTAGTTGGCATTGCCTTTCTCCCCTGTAATCTTCTTCGCATGACCCGCGTAGCTGTCAGAAGACGGGCAGTCAGATCGCCCGCAGTCATGCACGTACGGGTCGCCGCAGAAACCTGTTTTTCGGTGATTCGCTGACAAGGCTTCTATTCGCTCGCGAAGTACATCGGCTCGGTGCTTGCCAAGCTCTTTAGGCTTCGCGTCAGCCTGCACCCACTCTGTCTTTTCTTGCCATTCGATGTAGGCAGCTTCAAACCTGCGCAGCCGATCCACCTCAGCCTTCGCAGTCCCCAGCTCAGCGCCGATTCGCCCGGCTACCTTCAGTGTGTCGTTCATTACTCATGCTCCTTGATTGTGGCCAGCGGCAGCCCGCTCATTGCCAGCGGCTCGTCGTAGCAGACGCCCATCATCTCGGGCCATTTGCGCGGCTCGCCGGGCTGGATCACGCCTTGGTCGTGTGCGCGATCCCAGGCCAGCCGATGCCGGATGACCTGATACAAGTCCCACGCAATGCCATCCTCGCGGCGCTTCGTGGCCTCCGGCATCAGTGAATTGGCCAGGCGCTGGATTTCGTGCCGTGTGGCGTGGACCTGCTCCCAGTCGCGCCGGTCGTAGAAGCCTGGCAGCCGCTCAATGGCGTGGTCGATCTGGCCGATCTTGATCCGCGCCAGTAGCTCGCAGGCCTCTTGCAGCTCGGCTGCCTGGCGCTCGGTTACGGTGATGGTGTAGGTGCGCATGGCGCCTCCTTTGGCGGCTCCGGTGGGCGGCAGCGGAAACAGGCGCATTGGCCGATCCGCTTGCCGTCCGTGCGGCAGAAGATGGGTGCGTTCATTTGTGGGTAGCAGTCAGGATCACGACGGCAGTGCTCGTGCCGGCGAATTCGTTGTCGTAGATGCGGGAGTAGTCGTGGGCGAAGCCCGGCAGCAGCTCCTTGCCTTTGGCGCTGGCCGGGAGGATTGCCACAAGGCGTCCGTCCGGTTTGAGCAGGGCAGCGGCTGCCTCCAGGTGTGCCTGCCAGCGACCTTCGCTGAATGGCGGGTTCATCACGATGCGGTCTGCCTTGGGCTGGCCTGGCGCCCACTTCAGGAAGTCGGCCTCGATGACGCTGTACCCCTTGGCGCGCAGGATCTCGCAATGCAGAGGGCTAATCTCGACGCATGTCGTTTGCAGCTGTGGCAGATGATCGGCAATGCCACCCTGGCCCGCGCTCGGCTCTAGCACGCCGTGGTGCGGATCGATCTGTGCCAGCTCAATCGCAGCCAGCGCGATGCTCTCCGGGGTCGGGTAGAACTGGTGAGACTTCTGGTCAGGGATGCAGCCAGAGCACACTACGGCGTCCAGCACCTCGACCGGGTTGTAATCGAACTGCCAGTAGTGGCTGACCTTAGTCGCGCCGAGCGCCTGCAGAACCTTTTCCGCTTCTGCCATTGCGGCCTTGTCGTGCTGGCCATAGTCGAAGCGCATCGCGTTCGGCACGTCCTTGTAGCGCTCTGGCCAGCCGTCCAGCTTTTCGCTGACTTGGCGCATCCCGGCGAGCAGGTCAACCACGGCGAACGGCAGCGGCCTGTCGAACAGCTCGAAGTCCTTCAGCTTCTTGGCGCGCTTCGGTTTTGTCCGCAGCTCGGCCGGTATAGCTGTCGGGTGCAGGCTGGCCAAAATCGCGTTGAGCCGCCACGCCATGTCCGGGTGAACTTCAAGGTGAGCCGTGGCCACGCCGCCGTATACGCGAATCCTCAGCGCGCCGCCGTCAACCGCCATCCACTGCCCATTCTGCCGGCTGGCCGCCTTGATCACGGGATCGGTAGAGCCATGCTTTGGCTCGTCGCGCCCCATGAACTTGGCGATCACGCAGCGCAGGTCGTTGATATGCCCGGCCGTCCCGTAGCTGAACACACCCTGGATGATCATGCGCTTGCCGAAGCCCTGTGGCTGGTTGGTCACGTGCTGCCGGCTCAGCGCCAGGAAGATCCCGTCCACGCGCTCAGCCAGGAATTGTGAGCGGCTGTGCAGCAGGCTGGTAAGCGTCGACCGCACCGTTGCCTCCTCGAACTCAGGAAGCGCGGGCAGCTCATTCTCTCCGCTGTACTTGCTGGCCCTGCGGCCTTCCGGGTTGCGGATCTGCTCGTGCCACTCTTCGCGGCGCTTCTGCGGCATGTAGTCCATCACGTCCGTCATGCGCAGTGCGCGGCTCCAGAAGTCCGCGTTGAGCTGGGCAATGGCGCCCTCGACGCGGAACAGCGCTTCAACCGTGGTCGGCATACTGTGCCGCTGCTCCCGCACGTTGCCTTCGACGAAGTAGTGCAGGGCCGATGCGTTCTGGCCGTCTCGCACAGCCTCTGCCAGCGCCTCGATGTTGCTGCGCGCCGCGTTGTATTGGCCGATCAAGCCGTCGACCAGATCGGCAGACATTGGGGCGAAGAACTCCGAAACGTCCTCGACCAGCTCACCGTCCAGGTGTTTGGCTACTGCTGTCATGCTGCTTGCTCCTGTGCCTTCCAAGCCCCGCACGCCTCGAAGATCCGCGCGGCCTGCGCCTCGTCCAGCGACGTGCCGCCCGGCATGGCTATCCAGCCGGAGCCGACCAGGTGGTTCGGGTTGCAGCTTTTCACCAGCGCTCGGTAATGCTCCTCGAGCACGCCGGAGAGGCTGTCAGATCGATAGATGCCCTGCGGCGCGATCTCGCTGGCTTTGATGTACTGCTCGCCCTTCTGGTCGACGCAGAACGCGGCCAGGTAGATGACCCAGCTATGGGCTATGTCGCAGATGGCCTCGGCGATCTGCCGGCTCGGCGCGATGCTGCGGCAGGTCTTCCAGTCGACGAGCCCCTGCCTGCCTTCAGGGTCCATGTTCACGACTGCGACGCGGAACTGGCGGACGATGGCCCGGCTCATGCGGTTGAGGCGGGCGTGGGGTAGGTTGCGTTTCATGGCTGGCACACCTCCAGCAGGGCCGCCTCGCTCAGGTCACCAAGCGGCGCGGCGATGTATTGGGCAAGCGCGTAGACGCCCCACGGCTTGCCAGTGATTTCGGCCCGGTACGCCGCGTGGCGGATGGCGTCGAGCACGTCGGGGAATCTCATGGCCACTCCTGCCGAAGCATGTCGTTCTGCTTGGCCTGCGGAGTGCCATGCTTGCGAAGGGGCAGGCTGCTCACGGCGGAAGAGCGGCGGTTTCCGCGCGCACGGCTCTTGGCGTCTGCCTCTGGATTGCAGGAGTTGTTGAACATTGCCGGTTTTACGGTGGCTGGCTTGCCGATGCTGTCCGGCAGCTGCTGGATCTTGCCGCCAGCGTTCAGGTATGCAGCCGTGGCGGACTCAATTTGCGCGCGCAGGGGCTCGCCCCGCGCAATGGCAGATGTGTCGATCATGGGTATGTACCGGGGAGGAGGGCGCGCGGGGCGCCCGGGGTGGATCAGGCTGCGATGTTCTGGAAGGTCAGGCGCTGGTGAATCTGGCGGACTCGCTCAACGTCACCGGCACAGTACCGGGCAACATCAGCGATGCGGCCAGCCTTCACGAAGTCCCACACCTTGCTGCCGTCGATCTCGTCTCCGATCTCGCTACCCTTGCCTTCAATGCCGAATGCGCGGCACAGCTTGTCCAGGCTGACGCGATTGCGGGCACCGGCCCAGACGGTCATTGTGTCGAATACCGTCTTGTCCCAAGGCTTCGCGTCGAACGGCAGGCACTGCGGCGGTCGAATGCCCAGCATCACGGCGCGCTGGAAGATGAAGCGCAGATCGAAGTCCAGCACGTTGTGCCCGATGATGGTCGGCGTCGAGCCTGTGCGGGTGCCGCCAGCAAGCATCCTGCCGCCCGCGCTATCGACTGCCGCGAAGAACCCGGCAAGCATGTCGCGCTCTGCCTCTGGCGTGCCGTAGGCGTCGTGGTAGAGCGTTACGGGCTCATCATCGCCGATGGCATATCCAATCACCGCAATGTGGCCAAGCGCGCCGTCGAAGCTGGTCTTGCGCCAACGCTCTTCAATGCCCTCTTCGATCTCCGCACGCTTGGCGGCGATGTACTCGGCGATCTTCGCTTCGTCCTTGTAGTTCGCCGGAGCGCGCACGGCATCCATGTCGGCCTGCGCGTCCTCGCGGAACAGCTCCATCACTGCCGGCGACTGGCCGGGTATAGACTCGATGTCCAAGTACACGTTAACCATTTTCTGTCTCCAGTATTTTTCGTTGGCGTTATCCCTTGCGCACTGGGCATGCCAATAGCTTGTTGTGGTTTCCCGCTCGTAGACCCGCAGGTTCTCCAAGTCGTCGTATTGCTTGCAGTGCCTGCACTTGCGCTTTGTGGCATCGCCCGTCGCGTTGTATGCGTCCGTTCTGGCATGAATCAGGTTGTGGTATGCGCGATCTGGGCAGATGACCAGGTTCTCGTTCCGGTTATCCGTCTTGATCTCGTTGACGTGGTGCACGACGGCACCTGGTGGCAGCTGCTTGCCAAGTGCCTTTTCGGCGATCCGCACATGGTCGAACACTCGAACGCCATCTACCTGATGGCCTAGATATCCGTTCTGCAGGTAGCCAGCGCCATTCGCTGCTTTCTTCGTGATGGATGTGTCGCCGTGAACCCGCCAGCGTCGGTAGTGCATCGCGCACCACCCGCGCTTTTCGGCACGCTTGGCGCACCCTTCAATAGAGCAAGCGTTCATTTCTGAGCCCCAAAGAGAAGGGCGCCGAAGCGCCCTGGAAGATCAATCGAACGGGATGTCACCAAACGGGTCGTCGTCGTGTTGCGGAGCGCTGCCAGAGTAAGCGGCGTAGTCGTCGGCCGCGGCGTTCCGCGAGCCAGCGGGGCGGCGATCAATCAGCGGCTTGTTCATCACCTGCTGGACCATCTTTTCCAGCTTGGCGGCGGCCGGCTTCTTCGGGTCGAGGATTTCCGATGCGGTCTTCTCCGACTCGGCAGAGAACGGCGCAAAGATGGTCGGGCGCGGCAGGCCTTTCTCGCTCTTCTTCTCAATCTCCATCTGGATGAGAAGTCCGACTTCCGTGTTCATCAGCTCCGGGAAGCCAGAAACGGTAGCCTTGACGCGCTGCTTGGCCTCGTTGTCCCACTTTTCGATTTCGATTGGTTGAGGGTTGCCGACATTGCGCAGCGACAGGCAGGCCATGAGCGCATTAAGCAGCTGGTAACCGCCGTCGTTGCGGGTGCCGTGTTGATAGCTCAGGTTCACGTAGAACTGGCCTTCGGCGCCTTCGCGGGACTTGAAGGTGAAGCCGATCCCGGTGGAGCCTGTTTCCTTCTTCTCCATGTACTCGGCGCGGGTGAAGACGCCGATATACTTGCCTGCCTCGTCGATGAAGGCCGATTTGTTGTCGGCGGCGCGAGCGGCATTAGTGTCGAGTGCGAACATTCGTGGTTCTCCTTGGGGTGTTAGGCGGCAGCAGCCAGCGGTGCAATGCCGTAGTAGTCGCAGATAGCCGCGTCAACCGCGGCAAGGTCGTTGTCGATCAGGTCTTCGTCGAACATGCCCATCGGCGCCTTCGTCGTGTCCGATCCGTTGTTGCGGGTGCTGAAGTAGTGGTTGCGGTCCTGAACGACTGCCCGGAGAACGATGGTCACCATCCCCTCGAGCGTGATTTTGTCGTCCAGCATCTTGCCGATCGTTTTCATCTTGATCTGGCCGGCGTCCGTCTCCTCGGTGTGGCTGAGGATGTACACGCGCACGTCATCCGGCAGCTTCAGCAGCGCATCGAACACGTCCCAGGTGTGCCGGCCAATGTCGGAGAATTTGTCGAACCCTTTCTCCTCGCTGCGCCGCATGAACTCGTTGGCGAGCATGTATTGGAAGTCGTCGATCACAATCACCTTGCGCTCTGTCTTGCGGCAGGCGCCGATGATGTTGGCGTGATTGTCCGTGACGTATGCCTTCCAGTCCTTGGCGCCCTTGAAGGGGAGTGGCTTCTTGATGATCTGAATCAGGGCGGTCGAGGCCGGCGACAGGTTCCGCATGGCGGTACTCTTGCCGCTGCCTGACTTGCCCAGGATGAGCGTTACAGTTGCCATAGTGGCTACCTCTCTTGGTTGTCCCATTGCCGCTCTATGCGTGCGGCCTCGTCTTCGTACTGCCTGCGCTGCTCGCCCTGGAATCGCTCGGGGTCAAACGATCCGAGCGTCATCCAGTCGAGTTGAGCCGCAACAGCAGGCGGAACCTGTGCTGTGGTTGGTTGCATGGTCGGCTACCCGAAAAGGTGGAAGATCGCCGCCTCACCAATGAGGCCGAAAGCGAGCGTTGTGGAAAGGACGCCGAACCCGGTAATGGTCCACCAAGCAGCTGCGAAGCTGTGGCCTGATGGGGTGTCGTCGTAGGGGAGGGCTTCGGTTCTCATAGCGGCACCCCGTTGCTTATCCGATCTGCCAGGCCGTAAGCGAGAGCCAGGCCGGTGAGTAGTGCAAGGGTCACTGCGAAGCCCCGCCACCATGCGTAGCGCAGGGCTCTTTGGCGCTGGCTAGCCATCACATGGCCCTCCCGATCGCTGCCGCAGCGCGGACGATGGCGCGGCGCCAGCCTGACGTGTAGTCCTCAGGCCCGTAGAAATACTCTATGCACTCGACGCCTTTTTCGTCTTCTACAACAACGCAAGCCTCTGAAGACAGAACATTCAGACATAGACCGGCAGCCAGCCGCAGCGCATCGCCGTCGTCGGTGAGTGGCGACCAAAAAGTCTGGCAATCAAGAAGCAAGCCAGCCCCCCAGCTCTGGCTAACATTTAGTTTGAATCCAGCAGCCTTCGCCGCCAGTTCCAACAGTTCCCGGTCATCCATCACACACCCCCTATCAGCGCAACGTGGCACAGCGCCCCGATGAACAGGGCGGCGATGATGATGCCGACAGCGCCGGCCAGCTCCTTGAGTTGGATGGTCATGGCTTGACTCCATAGAGGGTAGGATTGGAGATGCGATGATCCATACGCCGCGCCTCGCACTCGGGGCAGCAGTAGACGGTCTGGTCATCGGCCCAAACCCGGTTCGGCTCGTCGCTATAAACGCGCCCGTAGCACCAGCCGCACTCAAGCTGCCATCCGTGCTCCTCGACCAGCACGCGCCAAGGCACCGGCTTTCCGGCCGCCGCATACTCGTCCAGCTCAGGCATTCGCCGGCACGACTCGACATCCTCAAAGTCTATGTTCAGCTCGTTAGCACCTTCGCGGCGCGCTACGATCGAGTGCTTGGCGAAGCGGACTGTCCCGTACTCATTTCCATGTACGCTGTATGCCTTCATGCTGCTCATGCTGCCTCCTGCTTGATCTGCTCTGCGGTGCTGCGCAACTGCGCCGCGTGGAGCTCGATGAATTCCGCCTGCAGCTTGTCGATGCTCCAGACGATTTCGTTCAGGGCTTCGTCTAGCCATTCGTTCGAGTAGCCGATGCGGCTGCGCAGGGCGTCCCACTTGCCTGAGCAGATGGACAGGATCAGCGCCTTGGCCAGCGCGGCCGGCACTTCGATCTTGTCCTCGCAGAACTCGGCGTAGGCCTGCATGGTTGGCTCGTGGAGGCTGTCGAGCGCAGCCAGTACCTGCTCTGCCTCGGAAACGCTGTCATCCGGGCACGGCTGTTCGCGGGGCCCTATGGGTCCGTAGTGGGTCATTGTGGATACCTCGGTTGCCCGGATGGGCGATGGAAGGGGTGATGCAGGTGTGGCTGGCTGCCGAAGTCCAGCTTTTATCCGTTTCCGGTTTTCCCTCGGATATACCGATTGCGGCGAATCCACTGCATCGGTGGTCGGCCTGGACGCGGACCTTGCACCGCGATCTTGGAACTTGCCGGCCGGGCTATCAAGCAAGCCGACCTCCGATGCAGGCTCGTTACGTGAGCCATTCGGCCGTCTCAACGGGGTGTAGTGGAGTCCCGCCAACGGCTGCCGGTGTTTTTCAGCAATCGAGGCACTGGCCGGCTGATCCTCGTCGCAGGTATCCCGAAGGGCCGCTGCGCTCGGCGGTTTGTTCATGGTTCAAGATGGTTTGTTGCGCTGCCACCACTCCCACGCATACAGCGCTGCGAGGAAGGCGCAGAGGATCAGGACTTCGGGGCCGGTTAGCATGTCGTTCCGCGTGCCTTGGCGATGGCCTCGGCAAGCCCGCGCATGTGCGGGCAAGTTAGCCCGTCAGCGGCGATTCCGTAGCGCTGCATCACGTCAGCTAGCAGCGCCTCGGCGTGCGTGTAGAGTTCCTTAGCGGCAGCCAGCAGGCGAGCGTCATTCATGTCGTGCTCGCCTGTAACGCTTCGCTCAATGACGGCCACGCCTGGTTCAATGAAGATGTAGAACTCCGACTTCTGCCCGGTCGCTTCAAGTTCGCTGACGTACCAGTCGCCTGGCGTAAATCCTTCGCTCATCTCATCCTCCTATGTGCTGGTGGGTGACAGTGGGGCGGCTAAAGTCCTGTCCGCGCGCCGTTCAAGCGCTGCGGGACGTACTCAAAGGCGAAGGCAGACAAGGCCATGTGCATCTCATTCGCCAGTTCGCGGCCAGGACGTCTCAGCTCATCCTTCAGATAGCACCATTGCCGCTCGCCGAGGCTGTATGTCGAAGAACCGTGCGTCACATCGCTACGGATGTGCTTGGCCAGCGCCTCAAAGAAATCCGCCTGTTCTACCGTGCTCTGCTTCCAGAACCACTCGGCCACCATTTCAGGTGTCAGGCTCACTTCCGCTGTCGCTTTCATGCTCTCTCTCCATTCTGTTAATCCCCGCTGCAGCCTGT